TTCTCTATGTTGATTATAGGATTTACCCTATTCATCCCCATATTTAAGTATAATTCAGGGAATTGATCATCCTTTATACCGCTTACAAAAGATATAAGGTCTTCATTTTTTTCAATTAATATTTCAAATCCATCTAGGGAGACTTCTTCAATATTAATATAAGAGTTTTTTTTATTTATACTTCTATAAAAATTATATAACACCTGATATTTCCCAATATCATAACCCCTTGATTCTAAATCGGTTCTTGGGTCTAATTCTAATTTATTATCTATATATTTTATTTGGGGAGATTCTACCCCTTGAAAAGGGAATATTATGTCACCATTTGGGTTAAACACATAAAATTCAATAACATCATTAGTATTGTCAAACTTAAATTCCTCATCATTTGACATGAAAGAACTATCTAAATTATCAAAGTATGGGTTATTTGTTAAAGCTTGGGCGTTTATTGATTTTATATTAAACTTTGTCATATATTGTCAAAATTAATTGTATTTGAAGAATCACCATTATTAATGTCATTAACACCATTAATATCCATTTTGGGGTTTTCTAACTTTATTATTTTTAATTGCAAATCTAAATTTTGCTTTCTTATCTCGGATATTTCGTTCTGTAATATACTAACTTCTTCTTGTGTTTCCTCGATACTCGTTAGTTTCCCTGAATTTTTTAGTATGAATTCGTGTGAATTATTTTCCCCTAATATAGGAATTAAATAAAAAAGTTGGTTATACAATTCAAAAAATTCTTCAATGCTTGTTTCGTCATCAATAATATCTTGGATATCCTGGGGGGAGTTATTGAAAAATGTAAACTCCCTATTACCAGAATTAACCAAATTAAAATTTTTGTATTTGAATGTCACACCTCCTTCTCCCATTATTTTTAACTTGTTTCTATGATAAATAATATTACAGGAACCAATAATGTTGCGAAGTAATCCCAAGGATCTCCGTCTTCTGTTCTTACAAGTTCTCCATCCACTTCCCTTTTCCTGAAAAATTCATCCCAAATCTCTTTTAACATTCCCGCTGCAATAGCAGAAAGAAGTCCAATAGAAGGATTTAAAAAATTAGCCCCAACTAGATAAGCAAGTGTACCTGCAATTAAGTGGTATAACTTATCCCTTTTCCATAAATGATTCAATAGCCATCTTAACATAATTTTTATTTTTTTTTATTAGTTACTTAATTTAAAGGTTAAATCATCTTTATATGAAATAAACTGATTCCCTATTTTATAATATATTAATATTTGATAATATCTTTCAGGTTGGAAACTATTTAATCTTAGTAAAAAATATGAGTCTTCTCCGTCACAGCTTATTTTTGTGAATTCATTATCTCTATTTACTATAAATTCATTAGTTTCTAAATCCTGAATTGCGTAATATGATTCTCTTGGTAAAAATAAACTTTCATTGTCTCTATAATAGGATTTAAAACTTTTAACCCTATACCTTTCTTCAACATTTATTTTTACCTTAATAACCGAGTCTTCATTATAAATATTGGGGGGGTTTTTTATTTGTAAAAAAATGTTACTATCTGTGATTATTCTATTTTCTATATTATCAAGGTCTTCCCCTTCGGGGAATTCACTATCGTCCCATTTTATTTCTAATGAGGGGGGGTAAATAGTATTTGTATTATTAGAAAAATATTGTAATATGGGTTGGATGTTTGGGTTATCATTCCCTTCAATCAAGTCCTCCCATTTAATTAAAAAACCATTATTATCTTTATTACCATTAACCCATTCAATTACAATATCGGTTACATCAATATAAAGATCCTTTTCCGAGTCTAATTTAAAAGTGTGTTCACTTTTGGGGGTTAAGTGAAAATCCCCCCCTTCTACATCCCAGGGCAAACCACCATTAAAATTTTTAAATTCCCAAGAAACCCCATTTGTAGTTAAGGGGGAGTCTAAGTATGTTCCTGTACCATTATTCCATTCTCCTAATATTGGGTATACTTCTAATTTAGAATCTACTGATATTCCTTGTGCATCCGCTATATACAGTTTTAAGTAACATTTAACATTGTTGGTATTAAAGGATATATTATTATCTGTTATGAGTTTGTTTATATGCTCCTGAGAGAAGGATATGAGTCCCCTTGTTACTTGGGGCACCGAATTAAAATGGATATTATAATTACTTACATCAATTATGGGATCTAACCCAGTGTTCATTTTGGGATAAAATGAGTATACGGATGATGATTTATTTGGGTATATGTTATAAACTGCCATTTTTTTTAAAAATTTATTATTTTTCCTTTTATATCTGTATTGGGATACTTTAATTCGAATATTGTTGGATCTTTAGGGGGGTATATTATATTAGAAAAATTAGCCCCTTTTAAATCATAATCATAATTTGAATACCCCTTATCCTCTCCTACTTTATTAGTTATTCTAACATCTTGAACTGTTTGCACCCCCTTTATATTATCAAGTATATTATATATTTCTCTTAAAACAATGGGTTTGTTTATATCCCAATTATCTATATTAAAATAATCAATTAGAGATGTAATAGATCTAGCTAGTACTTCGTTGTTATTACTATTAGGTTTAGTAATTATATCAAACTCACACCCTATATTTAAAATAAAGGCGTTTTTTAGTTTTACTAGAACATTGGGATTAAATTGGTTTAAATATTCTTTTATATTTTCTCTTAATTTAACACTTGTACCAATTAATTTATTATTAGAATCAAAAGACAAAACATATAAACCTACATTAGAATCTATATCACTCCTTGAAAAAATTTTGGATATTTTACCATACCTTGGTGGGAGTGATAAAACTCTTATTTTATAATCTTGTGAAGTTATGGTTCTTGATTGACTACTATATTGTAATTGGGTGTTTAATTTTATTTCATTTAAAGAATCACTACCCCCTCCCCCTGATGCAGCCTCAGGGTTGGTAATTGATAATGAGTTTAAAACAAAATCACTTAATTCACCACTAGGGGAGTTATTTATAATAGAGGTCCCGCTTAAACTGAAAACTTGGTTAGATCCTATATTTGATTCAACCCCTAACCCCTTAATGTATGTTACATCTATATAACCACCATTTGGGGATGTTCCATATGCATTTGTGAACATAAAATTGTTGGGGTTAAAAGCTCGGTTTAATTCGGACCTCTCAAACCCAGTTCCTAAAGATATATCTTTTTGGTTAGGGATTACTTCTAAATCATTTACATTTGGGTCTCCAGCCCCAAATTGTATTTCAAGATTATTATAAGATTTAAACCTAGTAACAAATCTTTTTGGGGTTCTTATGGCTTTAATATGGTATTGAGGTTCCCCTTGATTTGAAACAAATGTTTCATTTCTCTCTTCTTCATAAACTATATCTTGCCCTAAACTACCTACCTCTCTGTATTCTTCTTGGGTAAAGTAATCTACTACAGAAATTATGTTTGCTATGTTTTCATCAATTATATTTAGAGTTAAAAAAGGTTTAAAACCTGATATATTAAATTCTTTTAATTTTATTTCGCCGGAGTAACACGTTTTTCTAGTTCTTAGCAAATAAAATTCAGGTTCATTACCATTGGTTTGTGCTACCTCTATATCTACTTTATCATCAGTTTTATTAGGATCGAAAAATAGTCTTTCCATTAATAAAAAAGGAATTAACCCCTCAGATGTTAATGTAGTATTTTCTTCTATTTCCAATGCATAACTATAATCGGGTACTATTTCATTATCGACTGTTTTAGATGGTACTAATTGTGTAAACTCTATTTCTACTGTTGATAAATTAGTAGTTTTAGGTTTATACCCAAAAAAATTGGATAATGAGAATATATTTTTTTCCTGAGATGCGTATTGAATAAAGTTTTCTTGGATCTGTGTATCTAGATAAAAAGATAAGTTATCCCCAACATATGATGTCATTTCTAAAAACATGGAACCTATAGAGGTGTCATCAAAGTCCTTATAAATTTTAGGAAAGTATTGACTCGCATATGTTCTTAAATCCTTTAAATAATCATCAAAGTCTTTACTTATATATTGTAGGTTATTGTTTTTATCCATTATGTTATGTTAATTATTATATTATCTTCATTATCATTTACACTAAAAACTAATTTTAAACTTAAAGTATTTTCATTACTACTTATATCTAAATTAAGAATTTTTACTGTTGGGAATTTATTTTCAATTTTGATTTTTAAGTCTTCAAATAAGAAGTCTTGTTTACCCTCATCCATTTGTTCAAATAAATAATCATATAATCCTATAAAATCGTAATTATGGATTCTCTCGTTTGGGGATGTTAATAAAAAATTGATAATTTTATTTTTAACATTTTCGGATGTTGTTTTTACTTTGTTAAAAATACCATTTGGGTTATTAAAAACATTAGTAATCCCTATAAACTCATCACCTTTAAAGGCATCCTCAACATTTTGTCTTCTAGGGTTAATAGCCATATTTTATTTTTTTGTAAATTTCATTATTTGGTCTAAAGAGATATCTTGGTCCGGTAATTCCCCATTTACAGTATCGAAATCTTTAGGCACACTATAATTATTATTTTCTACTACAGGTTGTTTCTCTTGTTTCATAAAATCCTTAAACATTGATCCATAATCACCCTCCCCCTTAGCTGATGCCTTAGATGATGATGATGGAGGTGAAGGTTTATATTGTGTTTCTGATATAGGGGTTTTATTACCCCTTAATGCTTCTACTAATACATCTTTATAATGGTCATTTATAACCTCAACCATCATCTTTTTTATATCAAGTTTTTGTTTTACCATTTCGGCACTTACGGCTTCTCGTATAATTCTTTTAAGATTATTAGACTTACTGTTCTCTATTTTCTTATCCATGTTTATAAATATTTAATTAATTAGCTTTTAAATTATTACTTCTTATATAAAACTCCAACTCATCTAAAAGAATTTGATTTGAAGAAGAATATGATTTACTACCTTTCACTAAAACAACCCCAGCTTTGTTTTTCCCAATTGCTTGTTTCTGAATTAATGATGTATTAGTATTTATATTTTTTATTTCTAATATAAAATCATTAACAGATCTTGTATTATTTATCTCATTTCCACCATCACCATCTTCAAATATTATAAATTGCGCGTTTACAAGTGGACTTTCATCATCTAATATACCTTGCTCAATACATTTATTTAATTGTGTATCTACGACATTTAGCATGTTTAAATATTGATTTAACGCCGATTTTAGTATAATTAAGGATGCTAATAAGGTTATTGATATTCCTTCAAATTTACTAATTAATTTATCTAGTTTATTTAGTTTATCAACATCCGATAATATTTTTCCCGTTGTTTGGGATATAATAACACCCCCAGCGGGTCCAGGAGGGGTACCTATGGTTGTGGGAATGGGTAAACTTGTAAATATCCCTTTAGTTAATTTAAATACCTGTATTAACCCTGTAATAACACCTACTGCCTTTAAACTAGTGTCTACTACTTTATATATTGTATTTACTGATTTAGTAGCATTATTTCTTTTTTTTATAATTTTCTTTAACTCTTCAGATTCAGGACACTGTTGTAATTCTTCTTTGTTATTTAGTAAATCATCTATTTTTTCAGCACCCAAACTAAATAATAAAGCTCCTAAAACAGGAGTAAATTTTTCTAATACATCTAGGGTGTAATTAGTTATTTGAGATTGTATTGCATCTCCCATACTTTTTGGGGTAGAACTTAGGGCTTTGTCTATCCCATCTTTTGGTAAATTACTTAAGCCACTTATTTGAGATTTATTCCCATCAGAAACATTTTCTAATATTGATGTTAAACTACTTTTAAGTTCATTATTTAGATTAAAGGGTAACACCTCCAACTTTTTATAACCTACTTTTTTAATAGATAGGTTTGATAACCCCCCCACAGAATTTTCTTCCAATTTTATTAAATATTCCCCATTTTTGTTAGATAAATAATCCAAACCCCTAAAATGCACCTTACATTTATTTAGGGGTTTATTATTCTTATCCAAAATTAATCCTCGTAGTTGGGTCATTTTACCTTGGTTGTTTTACTTAATAATGGGGTTTTTGGTGAATTTATTTTATTAATTAGGTTATTTACTTTTAAAGATAAATTTTTACCTACTAAAGGCATAAGTACATTAGGCACGGGGGCCCCACCAGGCCAATCTTTTAATTGTTGTAACCCTTTACTTACGTTATCTAAACTAACCAATACTAATTTTAACTCATTTAAAAAGTCGGTTCCCAACAGAACATAATTTTTAGCATCTTCATTACCCAATATAATATCAGGACTATCAATGATGGTTCTCTCATTTGTAATTCCTAATCTTTTACTATTTATATAAGCTAATTTTTTAACACCAATTATTAAATCATCTTCTTTAATATTTAGAATTATTCTATTAGATGAAAGTATTATTTGAGGTTTATTATAATCATTTAATGATATAACATTATTTTGGAATGATTTAAAATCTATATTATTATTAAATTTTAATTTTTGCGTTGATGTTAAATATATTGATGAATCATCTGTATTAAAATTTTCAAATATACCTTCCCAAGGTTCCAGGGTTTCTGGTTGGTTAAGAGAATTTCTTAATATTAATATAGGATCTCCCTTTACGGTATTATTGGACCATATATTATTTTTATTAGTACTACCAAATCTTATAGAATTACCAAATCTTCCACTTATTATATTATCTCCTGTTGAAGGTATTAATTTTTTTATTTGTTTTTCTATAAAATTTTCGTAATCAATGCTTATACTAACTTTGACATTATTAATATTATTGGGATATGCATTGTGTTCTATGGAATTCCATAGATTTACGGGTGCAAAATAATAAGAGCCATAATCATTTTCTAAGTCCTGTATATCAGATGTAGTGGGAAAATTTTGAATATATACTATTTCATTAATTAAGGGGTATAATATATTATTTGTAAATAGTGGTTTTGCTGTTCTATTAGGTTGTGAATTAAAATCTATTAAGTCTTCATAAAATATAATACCAATATTATCCCAACCCCCAACTTGTTCAAATTTAGGGTGAGAGTTATCTAAAACTATATCGGTTACCCTTACAGATTTAAAAAAACTATTGTTTTTTTCTTTAACAACTTCTTTATTATTTTTATTTAATGAACTTATACCCTTTTTTAACATTATTCTTGACTTTCATTATATGCATCTAATAATTGTTGTTTTTCTTTTTCACTTAACAATTCACCTCCTTCACCACCACCTTCCTTATTATCTGCGGCAATAGCTCTTTGTACTATACCAGCCATTTTGCTTAATTGGTCGTCGTTTTTTATTCCGGCATTAATATATTCCTTAATAAGGGGTACTAATAAAGTGGCGTCCCCAGTACTTTTTACTAGTGGTTTTAAATCTCTTATTAAGGAGTTTATTTGAGTTGATTTTTCCCTTTGGTTATTATAAATTTCTTCTAGGATATCTCCGAAGTTCTTCTTTTTAAAGAGATTAATTTTTAATATATCCATGGCTTTTTGTTATAAATATTAACTAAAATCCCCTGTTTCCAAAAATTCACCCCACTTTTTGTAATATATCTTTTTTATTCGTTTTATAACCTTAGTTATTTTATGAGTCTTTTCATTCGATATTTCTCTTAAAAATATATATATATTCTTTTTCTTAAAATCCTCAATTTTTTCTATGTTCTCAAATAATGTAGCTATTGATTTAGCTATATTAATATTAGTTTCATTTTTAAAAAGACTTTCAATGTTCGCGTCTAAATAATCTTTAAATTTATTAATGAATTTATGTAAATCCTCCCTAGTTACTTCATCGCCGTCTAATACGTGATTTGAATCATCTTTTATCAAGTAATCTAAACCATGTTTATTCTTTAGGATTTGGTAATTTTTTTCATTATATGTTATTAAATATCTTTTAACAATTGTTCCAAAATATGAAAATGCCTTAGGGATATTTACTTTATAAAGCTCATCTTTACATAAATTACTAACATTCAAGTTTTCTATAAATGAATGAAGTTCATGGACTTCTACCTTTGCTGAGTTGTTTATATGTTTTGAAAAAATATCTCTTTCATAACCTGGTTCATTAAATTCATTTAAACAAATTTTATTAATTTTTTTATTTAAATTGTTTGAGTGGTTGTAAAGGTGAATTTTTTGTAATAAAAATACTATTATTTCATGTTGTAGATGCTCCAAATCTTTTACGTCTGTATTATAAAATTTGAAGGTATGGATAATATTTTGTGTTAATTTGAAAAAAGCATAATGAATTTCTCTCTCATATAACACCCCCCTTCTGGTAGGATCTTTTAATTCGTTATATTCCAAAATTGCATTCTCTACATCTTTTGTAAAATATCTTCTTTTATTTACTTTTTCTTTTGCTATTTTAGGCATCTGGTTCGGTGTTTGGTTCGGTATTTGTATTACTAATTAAAATCTCATATACTTCTTTTAAGTCATTAAAAAATCTACCAACCTCATCATCAGCTTCAAAATGACCATTTTTATCGATTTCCTTTAAGTGAGTATATGATTGTAAAATAGAGTCCTTCATTTTTTCAAAGTATTCATCATAATCAAATAGGGTTTTATACAACCCCCTCAATTTTTTTTCAGCATTAAATAAACCCCAAATGGTTACACCATTTAGAGCTATTAAAAATACCAATATCATTAGTAAAATTGTTTGTACATTCATTTTTTATTTGTGTTTATTTATATTAGTTTCAGAATGGGATGTTGTTTATTTAACACCCCAATGTTATGCTTAATATAATCACAAATTACCCCCTAAACACGCTATATTATAAACTGTCTAATATGTTTTTGAAAGAAGGGTCTAAAGTTGAAGTAGGTTTAACTTTATTTTTGGGAGGTGTATTTTGAACATTAGAATTATTATTTAATTTTGACATCCATTCTGTTTCAAATTCTATTCTTGATGCCATCATATCTGCTTGGTGTAAAATGTAAGGGAGGCTATTTCTGGGTTTTGTTGAAGGATTATAACCCATTAAATAACTTTCATTTCCTTTATTATACAAACCGTCATGGGTTAATATAGCGATCATTTCATCCATTGAAAAGCTGATGTCTAATTGCTGTAATAAAAATATACTTCTATGAGGTACTTCCATAAATTGTAATTTCTCATTAAACATATATTCTTCACCCAAATTTTTCTTCCTCCATTGGTCTGTTTGAGGGAGGTATGCGTCTTCTTTTAATGTGCCTATTTTCCCTAAATCATGGTTTAGTGCTGAAAATACTAATTCTTCCTTTGTAAAATTATTAACATTGGCCCCATGGTTTTTCCATAAAAAAAGAGTGTCAAGGCTTATGTTAACAACCCTTATGACATGGTCTACGTAACCCCCAGGGAAGGCGTTATGGTAAGAGCTTTTCATAGAAGCTGGAAGCAATGCTATTCTCTCTTCTTGGCTTTCGTAAAATTCTAGGAGTTGGTCCTTTCTAGGCTGAGAAATATTCTCTTTAATAATTGTAAGGAAATCTTTCCAATTTGACACTATTTTTTCTTCTGAGATCATAATTAAATTTATTTGGGTTTGTCTAAATATAATAATATATTTTCGATACTACCCTCTATAATGTCAAAAGATAATAATGATGTATTCATAGCATGTTTATTTTTCAGGTATTTTAATTCCCTAGTTATAACTTCTAATTCTTTAATTACAGAGTTTTTCTTTTGTTCCCTAAAATTCTTTTCCATATTATATGATTATTATATGTTGTTTCTATAATTCCTATAATGTTAAAATATTCCATATTACCCATTCAGCAATCCATTATATCATATTTTGCACATTTTCAACAACAATTTTTATGTTTTTAATATGTTTTTTTTATGATTACCCAGAAGGTATAGAAGATTTTTTGAATAACCACATTATTTTCAAATTTTCTTCAAAATCTTTTATTTCCCCACATCTTTCATAATTTTCTAATTGTTCGTTTAGTTGGGATAAATATTTTAGGGTCATGGGGAATATAATTTCCACAAAACTTAGGCGATCTAACATGATAGCATTATAAACATCCTCTATGCTATTATTTATAACTACCTCAACATGTTTATAACAAAATTCATTGAATTTGATGTGTTTTTCTCTTTGATCTTTAATTCCCCCTTCTTCTATGACGTGAAAAATATATTCCCAATTATGCATCTTTTTACAGAGAATCTGTAATTCTAAAAGGATTTCTTCTTCCAAAGTTAAGGGTATATTACTTTCATCTAATATTTGGGTATTGTCATCTTCAGATTTTTTTTTAAATAAATCAAATATACTTGAATCCATGTGGTTTGGTTAATTATTTGTTATACATTTACTATAAATATAATGAGAATTTTGTAGTTAAACAACATAAATATTAAATTATAAAGTTATGAATAACAACCAAATATTAAAACAATTAAACAATTTCAGAAAAGTGTCTTATTCTCCATATAGGTGGTGGAGAAGTTATGAACCAATAGCAAAACCCCTATCTAAAAAGCGACCATTATTAGAAAAAGTAAGAAATGGAGATTTTGATATATCCCCCTACTTACTTCAAGAACTATTCCATATTAATGAATTAAATGAAATGGAAGAAGAGTATAAACATGATCCTGGTTTATTTATGGAAAAGAGCTCTATCTTAAGAACCAGAATAAAGAAATTGCAAATGGATTTTGAGAGGGATGAAAATGAAAAGTTAAATAAAATTAAATCCTTATTCTCAAAACAATTTAGTAATTTTAGTGAAGATGAAGTATTTGAAGAAATGTCGGAATGTAGTGGAGGAGTTGAAGAACTTTATTATATTATGAAAAATAAAAACGATAAAAATTATGGATAGTATTAAACAAACTTTAGATAAAAAACCTGATAAGACAAAATATGAGTTAAAACCATATAATCATATAAATGCCCTAAATGATTATATCAATATGTTAGAAAAAATTATAATAAGGGAAATCCCAGAAAAAAGGAGAAAAGAAAAAGTATATCAAGAAATACCCACCAAATCATGATTAAAGTAAACCACGAAGCCCCTATGTATCATATGAATATGTTAAAACAACATAATGATTATGATTTTTGTCTTCCTCATTTATTAGATGAAAGTAAGAAATATGAAGAATTTTTTCTAAAAAGTAGAAATGAAGGTAGGTACATAGTAATGGATAATTCTTTACATGAATTGGGGGAACCCTATGATACTAAAAGATTATTATATTGGTTAAAAGAGTTATCCCCCGATGAATTTATATTACCAGATGAATGGGAGAACAGTACTAAGACATTAGTTAATGCCAAATGGTGGATTGGAATTCTTAAAAATGTATATAGAGGAGATAAAGTAGGTGTTGTTCAAGCATTAACTTATCCAGAGGTAATTACAACATATAGAAATTTAAAAGATTTAGGTTGTGATAAAATAGCATTTTCATATGGATCCAATTTGTATATTAACATATATAATGACCCCAATAATGAAGGAATTAAAAACCAAATTGAAGAGGAATTATTATCTGAATTACCAACTGTAGATAGAATAAACACAAACAGCTTAAAAAAGGCAGTGGGTAGGTGTATTATGATGTATAAACTACATAAAAACGGTATTATTAAAGATAATGATAGGGTACATTTGTTGGGTACAGCAAGTCCCGTAGAATTTATATATCATAAAAGATTTGCATTTATTGAATCTATTGATACTTCTAACCCCGTTATGAATGGGCTGGAATTAAAAATGTATCCCACTAGGACATCATTAGACACAAAACCCTTAGTAAATCTTAATAAGGCATTTCATAATAAATCATTTGATTCCAAAACCACAAACTTGGTAAGGCACAATGTTATTATATTTAAAAAGTTTGTAAATAAAATATTTTAAATTATAACTTGGGGGAGTCATTAATATTTGGTAAATTTATAAAAATATTATTAATTAAAAGTAATAACAAAATGAAAACAAAATCTAGTAAAATCCCAAAAGTTAAAATTCAAACCCTATTTCAATATTTAGGAAGACCAGCAGGCCCTAAGTTAGGAAGAGAAGTAGAAGAAATAGCTAGACTTAACCACCAGGTTGTTTATAAAAGACACGTAAAAAATGTTAATTATAACGGTTTAGTAAATGCGTATAACTCTAAATTTTTAGAAGGGTATTTTAAAAATGTGAAAAAAGTTGATCAAGAAGAAACCGAAAAACCATCATTTGTTAAAAAACCAAATGTTGTACTCTCATTAAGTGGAGGAATGGATTCTGGTACTTTATTACTCAGATGTCTTGCTAAGTATGAAAATGTAGTTTGTTTATCATTTGATTATGGTCAGAAACATAAGATTGAATTAGAAAGAGCATCGCAATTAGTAGAGTATATTAATGGTAATCCCTATAACTCCATATTTACAGATGAAGGATATTCATCATTATATAAAAATGTAAAACACAAAATCATAGACATTAGTAGTGTATCATCATTATTAAGTTCATCATTGGTTGATGGGGGGGATGAAGTACCCGAGGGGCATTATCAAGAAGATAGTATGAAAGAAACAGTTGTTCCAAACAGGAATAAAATATTTTCTTCTATTGTTCAAGCAGTAGCATTATCAATAGCTCAAGATACTGGAAAACCATGCGACATTGCATTAGGGATACATGCAGGAGATCATGATATTTACCCTGATTGTAGACAAGAATTTAGAGATGCCGATTCATTAGCTTTCTTATTGGGTAATTGGGAAGCCGATAAAGTTAATTCATACACACCTTACATTAAAGGGAATAAAACTACTATTTTAAAAGACGGTATTAAGTTGTGTGATTATTTAAATCTGAATTTTGATGAAGTTTATAAGAGAACCAACACATCTTATAAACCTTACCCTTCCGGTAATTCAGATTACAAATCCTCTTCTAGTGTAGAACGTATTCAATCATTTATAGAAATTGGAGTCAATGATCCTGTACAATATGAAGACGAAACGGGTGTGGTTTCATATGAAGTAGCTAAACACCATGTTGAAAAAATATTGGAACAAAACAAAACATTGTAAATAATTAACATCCCCTAATTTTAGGGGGGTGTTTAATGTATGTATAATAAAAATAAAATGAAACATTCCGAGATCAATACAATTAATTATATAGCCCCTTTATTTCAGGGACTAGTCGTGGGTTGACCTTAGAATAAATAAAAATACTAAGAAAAACCCAAGTCAATAAAGATTTGGGTTTTTTTTTAACTTATAACGTGTTTCACTTGACTATTGTTCGTATATTTATATCCACGAAGTAATATTAAATGATATAAAATAATATTAACTCTTAAAACAAAATAAAATGAAAAAATTAATTTAAGAATAACTAGGAAAAACTAAATATATATCGTATATTTAGGTATAAGTAAAAATCGCTCTTTGACATATTAGATAATATAAAACGTAACATAAGTTTAACGGTTGTTCAAGTAACAGAACATTGCCTACACGAATGTTAAGAGATGGAAGAATCTCAAACATTGCTCTATCGTATAAAGGTCATTACCCGAAGCTGTTAACTTCGTTATTAGAGTTCGACTCTCTATGGGGCAGCAAACGAAATTATTACATATTTATAAATGAACAACATTAATAAAAAGATAATGATTTCGGAAATTACAAAAAATGAAATTTGGGAATTAAGACAAGAAAATAAAACCCAACCTGAGATTAGTTTATTATTAGGAGTAAGTTTAGCTTCTGTCTCAAAGTGGTGTAAATACTTTGACCCAAATGGTGAGTTTAACAAAACCCATAACATTGTATATCGTAATAATATTGACAAAATTATTGAGTTATATAAATTAAATAATAAATTAATAGATGTTATTAACTATTTTCCTAAAATGGATAAAAGATCTGTTAGGTCATTATTAATTACCAGAGATCTCTATAAGTTCAAGAAAAAAAGTACTAAAAGAGATAAAAGTTTACATGTAATTAATTGGAAAAAGAGAAAGAAAATAGAATTAGTTGAATACAAAGGTGGCAAGTGTGTTAGATGTGGGTATAATAAATGTATCGAAGCCCTAGAATTTCATCATAGAAACCCAAAAGAAAAAGATTTTTCAATTAGTTCAAACTCTATGGGTTTTGAAAAAATGAAGTTAGAATCTGATAAATGTGATTTATTATGTGCTAATTGCCATAGAGAAGAACATTATAAAAATAATAAATAAAAAGTTAATTATGCTCTGTTCGACAACTGGCTAAGTCATCACTCTTTCAAGGTGAAGTAGAGGGATCGATACCCTCACAGAGTACGAATGTTAAGACAGTTATGTTTATGAACGTACGATAACATAGGCATAAGCGGTACCGAATAATAAAATACAAAAGTATAAATTATTGTTCTGTAGAATAGAAACCTGTCGGTAGTGCCGAACGATCACATTATGATTTTAAATACAACTGGACAGTACCATTTATGACCTAAATTAATCACTCTGAATGCGAAGAATAGTCCGATATTTATAATTAAAACTGTAGATAATAAATCGAAAGGTTATTACCTTTACTTGCCCAAACCGTGGTATAGTCAGCATAAACTTATATGTATGCTTTAAGGTAAAGCGCTTAGATCCCGAAGAGAAAATGAAGTTAAAAGGATAGGCTAGTTATTCATTATTTCGAATTTATTATTAAAATTGAAATTGAAATGTAGTGTAATTGGTAACACTTAGCTCTTTGACAGCTACGTTGTGGGTTCGAGCCCCACCATTTCATCAACAATGGGTTAGATTGACAACTGGCATGTCTCCGATTCTGTAAAAATCGTGTTCTTACGAACGCTGTGGGTTCGAGTCCCACCTAGCCCTCTATTAAAAATGGTACCATAGCTCAAATGGTAGAGCACTCGATCGAAACTCGAGGTGTAGTCGGATCGTTACCGACTGGTACCACTAAGAAATTGAGTTTCATAAGGATTATGAACACAAAGAGGGATTCAAATCACCCACTCAATTTTTTAATATGGTTTATATAGTGTTAATGGTTAGCACGTAAGTCTGTGGTACTTAAGGTATGGATTCGAATTCCATTATAAACCCAATTGCCCCTATGATGAAACTGGGAAACATGATGGATTTAAGCTCCATTGCTTAGGCTTGTGAGTTCGAATCTCACTAGGGGTACTAAATATTTCGGGTAGCTAGAGCAGACGGAAGAACTCGCCGGTTTTGGGAACCGGAGATGCGTAGGTTCGATTCCTACTTACCCGACTAGTTTTTTTTTATTAAATGCCTCCGTAACTCAAATGGCTAGATATTTTGAATAAAAGTAAATGGTATTTGTCAAACTTATGATTTCATTTAATTTAATGAAACACTCTATATATTTATAATAAATAATTATTATGAATGATAGTAGTAAAATAAGATTACAAAAAATTATTAAATTAAAAAACGAAAATAAAACCATACCAGAAATAAGTAAACTCTTAAATATATGTAAGGGAACCATTGGTTACTATCTAAAATTAGCTAGAGAAAATAATATAGAATATTTAAAAATGTCACCCAATAAGGTTAACACTATTGAAAAATTAGAAAATTATAGAATTAAAAAAAGAGAAACAAGAAATAAAAAAATACTTAAAGAAGATTTCAAAGATCTATCTTTTGATAGATGCAGAATAAGGGTTATTCTGGAACAAGAAGAAAAATGTAATAGATGTGGAAATTTTAAATGGTTTGATAAAAAACTATCATTAGAATTAGAACATAAAGATGGGGATAATCAAAATAATAATAGAGAAAACCTAGAGGCATTGTGTCCTAATTGCCATTCAATTACATTAACATGGAGGGGAAGAAATAAAAGAAATAAAAGATTAAAAATAAGTGACGAAGTATTTATGGAAAGTTTAATCAAAAATCAATTCAATATAAGACAGTCTCTTTTATCAATAGGGTTAACCCCCAAAGGAGGTAATTATAAAAGAGCATATATGTTAATAGATATCATAAAAAAAATCTAAATAATGTTATTTACCCTTGTCGTCTAGTGGTTTAAGGCTCTTGTTTTACATGCAAGGAACGGTGGTTCGATTCCTCCCAAGGGTACAAAAATAATGGGGTAGATTCACAAGTGGCTCGTACTTGAGATTTGCAATTTCGAGGTTGAGGGTTCAAGACCCTCCTATTCCACAACTAACTAATATTTATATTAAAAACAATGCCCATAAAATTATTAGAACTTTTAATGTCTACTCATTATGAGGATAGAAAAGCTGAGAGAACAACTATACATAAAGTATCTGTTCCAAAAATTATAAATGATGAGTATGGGTTTGAAAAAGTAAATCAAACATTAATAAAACATATTAGCACTCAGATTAATAGGAAATTATCGCCATTAGAGGATGGGACCGGTAACAGTAAAAGTGATGACTATAAAGTTATACCTATTTATTCTCCAATATTAAAATTTAGGGGGGAAGAACATAATATTCAATTACACACAACTTCATCAAAAGGAGATGAAAAAGTACCAAATAAAGGTAATTTATATGTTATTATAGTAGCAGGGAACGTGATGGTTACTATTTATTTAGCTAACAAAAACGAAGATTTGTTTGTCAAAGCCCGAGATCATTTAAAAAGAATAGGTAAAAGTATAGATAATATTAAAATAGTTGGAGGTTCCGATTCATACACTGATATTATAGATATAGATAAACTAATAAACGGAGAAAATCTTGAATTTAAAGATTCCGGAGTAGATAAAGGAGATTTAGATTATAAAGTAAGAACAGATTACCGAGCAGGTGCCAGTTTACAACATAAAAAGTATGGTAATGTTAAAATTATCAATACATCTAATGGTAAAAGTGGTCAACCTAATTCAAGTGGTATGTTAAAGTGGGTAGAAATTAAAGTTAAACCTTATCTTAAAGGAGGTAAAGTTTTAGATACAAGAAAAATTACTAATATTTATGCAAACGCATATTGGTTAGATAAAAAATAAAATTATGAAAAAAGACCAGATGTTGTGGTATAAACCAGTGTTCTAATTATTAATTATTAAAACATAGAACAATGTCAAAAAGTAAAAAAAAACCCATAGTTACAATAAATGGGTACCTTAAAAAGGATTATTGGAAAACTGTAAGAAGAACCCATAAATATGAAATACGCAGTAAAATGTTAAATGAAGATTTTAATTTAACAGATCCAAAAAGTATAATAAATGATTATGATTACATAGATTATAAGAGTAATTGTGAAAATATGACATTAAATTTGTTGAGATCATATAAATACTTAAATTTAGAGTATATAAAAAGTTTAAAAAGAAAATAAGGAAGGAGACCGGTTGGACGAGGAGCTAGTCTTGAAAACTAGTATGTCGGTTAATAGCTGATTTGTGGGTTCAAATCCCACTTCTTCCTCTATTAAAATAAAACAACACAATAATTAGGTTGTTTTAATATATATTCGTATATTTATGATAGTTCATTGACATATAACATAATGCCCTCTTAGTTCAATTAGGCAGAACACCAGTTTTGTAAACTGACGGTTCTCGGTTCGATTCCGAGAGAGGGCTCTAAAAATGCGGTTTAAGTCGCTTTGGCGTGACATCTGCCTTCCAAGCAGAAGATGGCGGGTTCGAATCCCGTAAACCGCTCTATAATGATAATGTTATTATTCCCTGTATGCTAAACAAGTATAACACAGTAATAGTCTTGATAGATGAGAGGTACCCTCAGTTCTATCCAAAAATTGGACATGTACCCAAGTGGTCCAAGGGCGTTAGTTGCAAACTAAATGAAATGATCATAGGTTCGAATCCTATCATGTCCTCTACAAAGTAAATATAATGGTGTCGCAGTATAGTTGGTAGAATGCGCTTGCCTGTTACGCAAGAAATTGAGGGTTCGAGTCCCTTCGACACCACTACAT